GAGATCACAGATTGGTCCTGAAGCATTTGGTAAATATTTAATAAATAAACTACCTCATATAGATATTCCTTTTACAGACTTTGATATAGGTTTAGCAGAAGATGAAAAATTTACAAAGACAGAAGAATTTGAAAAATTATTAGCACCTATACCAGAATGGAAAAAAATTATTATAGGAATGTCAGTTAGTTTTGGTGGTGAAGAATATTTTGCAGATAATCCATATCCAAACTTTTTACAAGTAGATCCTATAATTATGGATCAATTTAATGATATTTTTGTGCAAGAACTAAGAAAATTAGGTGTAGATTTTGGATTAGTACAACAAGGTAAAAAAGAACAATTTTTACAACAAGTTGGAGAAAAAAGAGAACAAGCATTATACAGTACAGCATATAGATTAAATAGAGAAGGTTTTGGTATATCAAACTATGAATCTATGAGTGATGGTGGAAAATTAGTGATGAACCCAATTGAAAGTAAAATTCCATATTCAGAAAAAATAGACAAAGAAATATATATAACTGCACATATTTTCCAACATATTAAAAGTATGGAAAATAAATATGGTACAGACAAAATGGTAGATATGTATCCAGGATTGTACATAAATAATTTTGGTACAAATCAAGCCAATAGAGTTGATTTAGATATAAATAGAGTAAATGAATTACTTAATGATGGTGTTTTTTATTTTATAAGAGAGCCTGGTGATGTATACAGTTATAACCTAAACCCAAATAAAATTTATTCTAATAGTTATGATTTAGCTATGGATGTAGATGATCCACAATTTTTAAGAGTAGATGATTCTTTAACTGTTAATGATGGACAAATATATTCTAAGAAAGCTATTGTTACAGAAGCAGTACAAGATTATTTACAAGATAATAAATTAGTAGATTTCTTTGTAGATAGAGGTGTTCCAAAAAACTATGTGCAAAACTTTTTATATTCTATTTTATATCCAGGAACAAAAGGGATTACTACTAGAAAAGATTTATTAGAATACTTAGAAAATAATAAAATAGATATAGATATGTTTAATAAATGAGTAATGTAGCTTTAAAAGGTTTAACTCGTAAAATTGTTCCACAAGATTTTGATATACCAGAAAGTTCCATAGATGGTTTTTTTAGAAATCCAAAATCAGAACAATTCAAAAGAGGTTTTGTTGATGAAAACTCAGTAGCTTTAACATTTTCAAAACAAATGGAAGCTACACAATCATTTAAAAAAGATCCTACATATAATTTTTTATATGATGAAGAATTAAAACCATACATAGATAATATAGATTATTTTAGAAACTCAGGAAGTAAGTTAGAAACTAAGTATTTAATAGAAGAATTAAAAAAAGATGCAGAGCTGATAAGTACAAATCCAGCAGCATATTTTATTGGTAGACTTACTGGAGGTATTTTAGATCCTGTTACATATGCAGCTTTTAATATGAAAGCATTTAGAACTGCTAGTGGTGCATTAAACATAAAAAAAATTACTGCTATTGCTACAGCTGAAGAGCTATATAAACAAACTATCAATCCTAATAGAGAAAAAGAATTAGCATATTTTGTACCAGTAGGTACTGCAATAGTTACAGGATTATTAAATACTGTAGGTAGATTAAAAAGTTTTGAAGGTGGAGAAGCAATAGGTAAATATAATAAACAACAATTATTACTTGATGGTAGAGAAGAAGTAGTTGCTAGAACAAAATTAAATAATGGTGAGTTATTAGATAGTAGAATATTAGATCCAGATAATAGAATAGGACCAAAAGGTGTTGGTGCAGATGCTACTAATACTGGTGGTGCAAGGTCCTACAATGATGATTTATATGATGAAGCAATAGCTAATACACTTACTGGTTTAGAAAACACAGGAATAACACCAGTATTTAGATTATTAAAATCACCAATTTTACAAGTTAGAGAAATAGCTACAGATTTATTAGATACAAAACTTATGCAAAATAAAAATGTTTTGAATACAGGATTTACTACACAGTCAATAGAATCAAACATAGCTAGAAAATACATATATGTAGAAGAAGCAAGACAAAATACTAAAATGAGTTACAAAGATTATCTTAAAAGAATTTATCAAGAAAATAATTTAGGTCAAGATTCTAGAATCAAAAGTATAGAAATGAGATTTAAAGGTATAAAAACTATTTCAGAAAGAGAGTTTCAAAGAAGAGTATCTTTTAGACTTGTCAACAAAGATCAAAAAGATCCTATACCAGAAGTAAATAAAGCTGCTAGTTATTTAAGAGAAAACTTTTTTACACTGATTGGAAGAGAAGCAGATGCAGAAGAATTATTTAGTATTTATTCTAGAGTAATTATAGCTGGACTAAAAAGAACAAGAGATAAGATGAAAAAAGATGGTAAAAAAACTACAGAACAAAGAGGTCAAACATACACTTTAGCACAAATAGAAAGTAGACTAGCTGATGAAGAAGCTAGATTAAATAATATTAATGCTACAGGACCACTTAGAGAAGATTATTTACCTAGATATTGGAAAAGAGATTTAATTAGAAATAAAATAAATGATTTTAAAAAAGATTTAAGAATAGCATTAAATAATAAAGGTATATCTGTAAGTGCAAAAGACTTAGATGAAATGGTAGAAGATATAGCTACCAGTACACCATTTAATAAATTACCTAGAGATGCTTTAAGACCAGATGAAACATTTGATTTATCATTTGCATTTCAACCATCTGGAGTATCAAAACATTTAAAAAATAGAGTAATGATATTAGATGATGCGTATTTAATGCAAAGAGGTTGGATGGAAAGTAATATAAACATTATTACTAAACAATATTTTAACTCTATTATGCCTGATATAGAAATAGCTAAAGTATTTGGTGATGTCGCTATGATGGGATTAAAAGGTCCTAATGCTGGATATAGACCAAGTATTCCTCAAATTGCTATGGAATGGGATGCTTATATAAATAAAACAGCACCAGCTGGTACAAAACCAAAACTTAGAGCAGATTTAATTAAAAAAAAAGAAGAAGAAATTAGAGATATAGAAGCTAGTAGAGATTTACTTAGAGGTACATATGGACTTACTGCTAATCCAGAATCAGGTATGCAGTCAGGTATTAGAACATTAAAAAATATACAAAATATGATTTTTCTATCAGGATTCTTATCTGCTGCTCCTGATATGGCTAGATTAATTATGCAAAATGGATTTAAAAAAGGGTTTGGACAAACATTTGAAATATTTGCAAATCAAGCAAATAGAGAAATATTGAAGATGTCAAAAAAAGAAGCAAACATTGTAGGTGAAGCATTAGACCTGGCTATTGCTGGTAGAGCAAACACAATCGGTAATGTTGATGAAATGATATATGGACTAAATAGTGTAGAAAGAGCCACAGGAGCTGCAAACTCTTTTTACTTTACATTTATAAACTTAATGAATGTTTGGAATACTGGTATGAAAACAGCATCATCTTATATTGGTAGCACTAAAATATTAGAATGGGCAGAACAAGCTGTGAGAGGAACTATATCACAAAAGAATATGGCTAAGTTATTGAGTGGTAGTATTGATAAACCTATGGCTAAAAGAATTATAGAACAATATAAAAAATATGGTTTAGGTGTTGGTGGTGCAGAAAGAGGTGATTTAAAATATAGTAGAGTGGCTAGATCAGATTTATGGGATGATAGAGAAGCTGCAAAAGCCTTCGGTAATGCACTTCGTAAAGATATAAGAACTACAATTATTACACCAGATAAAGGTGATGTTCCATTGTGGATGAATACACCAGTAGGTAGTTTATTATCACAATTTAAGAAGTTTGGTATGGCAGCTACACAATCAGTAATGATGCGAGGATTACAAGAAAGAGATCAAAATTTCTTTATAGGTTTAGCATTTTTAGTAGGTATGGGTGCTATGGTAGATGCAGTTAGACAAAGAGCTTTTGATAGAGATTATGCTAAAAAGAAAACTGGTGATAAAATAGCTAGTGCTTTAGATAGATCTGGAGCAATAGGTATATTTAGTGATTTAAATAGAATGTTGGAAGTTATGTCTGATAATCAATTAGGTATAGCACCAGCATTAGGAGCTGGTAAACCATATAATGCTACAGATAGACAAAAACTAGGTTTACTTGGACCTTCGGGATCACTAGCCTATAATTTATATGAGATTATGTTAGATACAGGAAGTGGTAATTACGACTATACTACTGCTAGAGCAATAAGAAGATCTTTACCTTTACAAAATATATGGTATTTAGATGGTTTATTTGATAGGTTCGAAAAAGGTATAAGATAAATGGCATTAGCAATATCAGACACATCTCCTAGAGTGCAATATACAGCAACTGGTGGTCAAACCACATTTACTGTACCATTTGAGTTTTTTGCAGATGGAGATCTAACAGTTATTAAAACAGCTGCATCTAATGGTGCAGATACTACACTTACACTTACAGCTAGTCCATCTTCTGCTACACAGTACTCAGTAACTGGTGCTGGTGTATCAGGTGGTGGATCTATCACTTTAGGTGGTGGTGCTACTGTAAATGATAAATATACAATACTAAGAGATTTATCTGTAGCTAGATCATCTGATTTCCCTGTATCTGGTACATTTCCAATAGAAACACTTAATACTGAACTAGACAAAATTATTGCTATGATTCAGCAAAATGAGAGAGATAATAAGTTTTCTCCACAAGCTAAATCATCTACATCAACTGCATTTAACCTGACATTCCCTGAGTTAGTAGCTAATAAAATACTATCTGTAAACAGTTCTGGTAATGCTTTAGAGTTTTCACAATCAATTACAGATGTATCTACTGTTGCTGGTATTGCATCAGATATTACTACAGTTAGTGGTATAGCAAGTAATGTAACTACTGTAGCTGGTATATCTAGTGATGTAAGTAGTGTAGCTGCTGATGCTACTGATATTGGAACTGTTGCTGGTAAAGCTACAGAGATAGGTAGACTAGGTACATCAGACGCTGTAGCAGATATGGCTATTTTAGGAACTACTGATGTAGTTTCCGATATGAATACACTTGCAAGTTCTGCAACTGTAACTGCTATGAACTTACTAGGAACTTCTGATGTGGTATCAGATATGAATACTCTAGCCACATCTGACATTGTTTCTGATATGAACACTCTTGCAACTGCTGATGTTGTTGCAGATATGAATACTTTAGGTACTGCTGATGTAGTATCTGACATGAATACCCTTGCTACTTCAGATGTAGTAAGTGATATGAACACTTTAGCTACATCTTCTAATGTAACTAACATGAATACTCTTGCTGGTATATCTAGTAACATTACTACAGTTGCTGGGATATCAAGTGCAGTTAGTGCTGTAAACTCTAATGAAACTAATATAAATGCTGTAAATTCTAATTCTTCTAATATTAATACTGTAGCTGGTAATAACTCTAATATTACTACTGTCGCTGGTGTATCATCTAATGTTACTACTGTGGCATCTAATATTTCTAATGTTAATACTACTGCTAGTAATATTACAAATGTAAATACATTTGCTAACCAATATCGAATCGGATCTAGTGATCCATCATCATCTTTAGATGAAGGTGATTTATTCTACAATACCACAAGCAACCTATTAAAGTTTTATAATGGTAGTGCCTGGGTAGCCATTTCTGCTGATACTGATGCTTTAGTGAAAGTGTCAAGTAATGATACAACTGCTGGATTTCTTAATGGAAAGCTAGTAGCTGGAAGCAACATTTCCTTTACAGAAGGTAGTGATGGTGGTAATGAAACATTAACAATAGCTGGTTCTGGAGCTTCGTTAGATGATGCTACAGCTCTAGCAATAGCATTAGGCTAGAAAGGATAGAATGGCTAATACATTTAAAATAAAAACTAATGATGCTATGCCATCTAGTTCTGGTACACCTTTAACACTATACACAGTACCAAGTTCTACTACTTCGGTAGTACTAGGATTATTACTATGTAATATTCATACATCAGCTGTAAATGTTAGTGTAAAGATTGAATCAGACACTTCTGATACAGAAACAAATCAAACTGTGTTTGTAGTTAAAAATGCACCTATTCCAGTTGGTGGTACTCTTGAAGTACTGACTGGTAGTAAGGTTGTATTACAAACTACAGATGTTGTAAAAGTTGATTGTTCTGTTTCTGCAAAAATAGATGCAGCATTATCAATAATGGAGATTACATAAGTTGGGATATATTGGGCGTACACCTACAGGATCTATACTTACTGGTGCAGATATAGCAGACGGATCTATATCTACAGCTAAGTTAGCAGACACAGCTGTTAGTACAGCTAAGATTGCTGATACAGCTATAAGCACAGCTAAGATAGCAGATAATGCAGTTACTACTACAAAAACTGCTTTTAATGATATTCCATTTAGAAATCGAATTATTAATGGTGATATATCTGTAGCACAAAGAGGTACATCTTTTACAAATGTAGCTAGTGGAGATTACACTATAGACAGGTGGAAAATGAATTATCGTGCTATAGGTAATGCCGATATCTCTCAAGTAGATAACAAAACTTACAAATCATTAAAAGTGCTTAATTCTAATGGTTCTACACAAGAAATTGTTATGGGTACTCGTATAGAAGATATAACACAATTTAACAATGATAGTTTTATTTTAAGTTTTTATGCTAAAGCATCAACAAGCTGTACTTTAGATACTAGAGTTTTTGAAAACTATGGTAGTGGGGGTAGCACTACAGTTAATAGAGTAGTTGCTGGTAGTCAAAATAAAACAATTACTACATCAAGACAAAGATTTACTATTACTTTTACAGCAAGTGATATGTCATCAAAGACTATTGGAACTTCTAATTTTTTAGAAATTAATTTTTCTGTAAGTTTAGCCTCTGGTGCAAATTGGGAATATGACTCAGTTCAATTAGAACAAGGTACATCTGCTAGTGATTTTGAGTTTATACCTTTTGATGTAAATTTTCAAAGGTGTCAAAGATACTTTACAGTAATTAATAATAACGGAAGAAATGGTGATGCTTTTTTTTCTGGATTTACTGCGTCATCAACTGCTATATCTGGTGTGGGATATTCTTTAGCTACACCTTTAAGAATTGGCAATCCAACAATTACAAAAAATTCTAGTGTGCCTATGCAAAGATGTACTATAGATGGATTTCAAACTTTATCAGCGGGTGCGGGTAGTATTGGATTAACTGCTGAAGCAGCAAATTCTTATATGTTATGTATTAATTTAGGGGGATATTCTGGAATGACATCATCAAGACCTGCGGTGGTATCTTTCCCTGCGGCTACTAATGCAGTCACAATAGATGCGGAGTTATAAATATGGGAATATCTAATATACAATATTGGTACACAACTGATTATCAAGGTGCAACTACAAAAACACATTATGAAATAATTTGGAGTAATGGTGATAAAAGCACTATTTTAATTCAAAATGCAGAATCAAACAGACACTACCAAGAAATACTAGAATGGGTAGCAGAAGGAAACACAATCACAGATAATGGAGGTTCAAATTGAGCTATATTGGGACGATTCCTACGGATGGTCAGTACACTATCCTAGATGATATATCATCAGGCTTTGACGGATCAGAAGTCACATTTAATTTAACAAGTGGTG